TAGGAAAACCAAAACCATCACTATCAATATTGTGGTAACCTTTAGTGTAACTAAATTGCTGACCTTTATCACTATCAAAATATAAGTAAGTTTTCTTATTTTTCAAATCTATGATAGTGTTAGCGTCTGCTTGGTGTAGACCTTCAACACCCTCAGAAAATTTTATATCCTTAACTTTGGCATTTGATATTTTATCAAAAGCGAAACCATAGTGAACAGCATTTCCAAATTCTTTTAAATCTAGATATTGTTGTTCTTCTGGAATACCATCATTATCAAACAAATCAATTCTTTTTGATGCTATAACATCAATTGCGGAGTCTCCGAACTGACTTGTTTCTATAGTTAATGTATGATTTCGCTTGGAAACTTTGAGTACAACATCGCCACTAGAATCCCAAGAAGCATTTCCATTAATTGGTGGTGCTTCGACCATTCTACCCATATTGATAACAGTCTGATCTGCTTGACCTGCATTAACCACTAATTCAAAATTGAATGGATTATCTTGCCGATCTTTGACCCAATCAATATCAGAATCAAACATGCCAGTTGCTCTTGTGCTTCTGAATACTGTTAATGTTTTTTCAGTTAAACCATATTTTATCAATCCAATTAATATGCCCATCGCACCAGTTTGCTTTGCACCGTCTGCCGCACTAAATGTTGCTTCCAAAGTATACGAACTAAAAGGTTTATTTGAATAAGCACCGTTAATAGACCTATTGATTTTCTGCAATTTAGATGAAATATTAAGTCTATCGTTCTCCAAAGGAACAGTTTTAAAAGAATTGGTTCCAGAATCCAACCAAACATATGAGTTTGCATTTGATATATCTGTATATTTTATTTTATCGTGGTCTGCAAATGATGTATAGTTCGTAATACCACTTTTAATCGTGAATACATTACCACCACTTTCTATATATTTCTCATCGCCATGACTATAGAAATTAAATTGTTTATAATTAACCAAACTTTTAATTTTATCTTCATCTGATCCAGGTACAGAAGGTGTATTAAGCAAAGCATTATTTAGTTGGTCACTATCAAATACATATAACCCACTACTAACTATATAATCCCAATCATATTTGTTTTGTATAGTATCAAATGTTAAAAATTGACCATTATCACCTTTTCCGTATGCCAATTTATTTTTAGATGGAGCATTTACACTATCCGCGCCAACAACAGTGGTAGTAATAATACCACTACTATCAAGATCAGAAATGTTTAGTTTTGGGAAAAAATTCCATTTCTTACCAAATTCGTCATATTTTAAATGTGCATATTTTTCTCTAATTCCTGTAATAGAATCTGCTTGAGCATAATAAAATCCACCAAAATCATCTTGGGCAAGCGCATTAATATCTGTTAATAGATCATTACTGTCCCATTCACCAGCATCCAGAATATACCTTCCTACATTAAGTTGACCTTGGATACTTGCGCTATCAGCATTTAATTTTTGCGCGTTCAAGTACATTATTCTAGCACTATCTGATCTAAATTGAGAAATATATCCACTATCAGCCCTAAGATATTTAAAATATGCACTATCTGAAGTTAATTGTTTTATATATCCACTATCTGCCCTAAGAGAAATGATATCAACACTATCTGCCCTCAACCACTTTATATCGGCACTATCTGCCCTCAGATATTTAAAATATGCGCTGTCGGCATAGAGATCATTAAATCTACCACTGTCGGCATCTATTCCGACAAAATTTCCGAATGGGTTTTTACCGCCATCTGCACTTGTAGTTGGTATGTCTTCATCAGTGCTGCCTGTAATAGACGTAAGACCAGTATTTGATCCTAATACTATATCATCTGGAGCAACTGCTAATTTTAACCCTATGTTTTCATATCGCTCTTGATCAGTATCTGACCACAAATTTAGTGCAGCAGTAGTTTCATCTAAGGATGAATATGTTTGTATTACAACATCTAAATTTAAAGGTGTTGTTGGAATTACTCCAATGTTATGCCAAACATAGTTATTGGGTCTAAAATATGGATATTCCCCAGAAACATCAACACCACCAACTGTAACTGGTTTCCATGCCCTGTGTTTCAGAAAAGTTTGATCTAAGTCAATACCTATGCTAACATGCGTTGTACCATAAGGAAATACTATTTCGGCATTATCTCTTAAATCTAATATTCCAGTAATACCAAAAGGATGTACTATATACTTGAGGATATCATTTTTCATATTTTATTCTTCTTCTTGATCAGCGGGATTTGCGATTTCTCCGCTTTTTATTTCACCTTCCACTTGGGTTTTTAGTTCTTTGATATCTTCTTCTGAATATTTTAAAACATTTTTAAACACCCATTCTTTGGAAAAGTAGTCGCCAACATATTGAGTCATGATATCAAGAGTTGCCAATCTTTCTCTAAGAACTTCCGCATCTTTCATTTCTGAAAAATAGTTATCTCTTGCAAAATCAACAGAAATGGTATTTTTCCAAACGTCCCAATCTGCCTCAGTGATAATCTTTTTAAGCACAAGTTGTTTTTTCAAAACTTGTAGAAAAATCATCCCAAATTTTTTGCGAAGTCTATCAATGAATTTTGAAAATTTAATTTCTTCCCTAGTAATCTCATTACTTTTACCAAGTGAAAACTGAGATTCTTGCTCAAGTCTATTTAGTGGAACATTTAGTGAACGATATAAGCGTTTTTGGAAATAAATAATATCTTCAATTTGACCCAAATTATCACCGCCAGGAAGAGTAGTAACTTCAGTACCTCTACCACCTTCGCGTCTAGGTAACCAAAAATCTTCCAACATAGACATGTGCTTTCGGTCATCTCGCAATTCACCAGTACTAGCATCATAAACGAGTTTGTTTCGATACTTAGTCATGATATTCTTCATATATTCTTCTGCCTTACCTTTAGGCAAGTTACCCACATCAACATAGAAAATTCTACGTTCTGGTGCACGACTCAATCTGTAAATAACCAGAGAGTCCTCCATCATTCTCAATTGATTGACAGGTTTAATGCACTTATGCAAATGGGAAACTACTTTTTTTCGACTTTCATCTAAAAGACCACTTGTTACATAATTAATTGAATCTGGTGTAAATTTTACACCCTTGTTTTGAATTTGACCAGCAGATGATTTTCCTGGTTTATCAGTGTATATGAAATATTCGTTGATCGATTCGATGATATCCGCATTTGTTGCGGGATCTTTCTTAGTTTTAACTTCTTTAATTTTTCTTATTTTTGTAGCATCAATAAATCTAACTTCTTGAATGCCTGCTTTTTCATTTTTTTCATCAACCAAAATGTGGTGGTACATTCTACCATCAATGTACCATCTTTTGAACAAATCGTGAGCATGTTCAGATGCGTCAAACATTGCGAGAACATTTTTAAATTCTTCTTGAATAACTTTTTTGATATTATCTGGAGCGTCTATGCCATCAGTATTTAAAGATAAAGTATCTTCTTCTGCATTATTTACAATTGCTTCATTCACAATATCTTCGATTGCCATGTCAACTTCTGGATGGATAGAAATACCTCTATACTTATTAATCATAGCAATATTGTCTTTGGTATTATCACCGTCAATATCTATGTATTGACCGAAATGACTTCCAGACGCAGTTACGTATCCAGCACCATCATCACTCTGTGGTGCTACTACACTTTTTATTCTCTCTGCTTCCTTATTACCTTCTTTCTTTCGTTTTATCTCAAAACCAAAGAGCGAAACTGTATTTTCTGCCATGAAACATTCCTATAATTTATATTGAGTGGGGGAACGAATCCCCCCACTTTTCACAAGTATTTATACCTTAACTTGTGGTATTACTTTCCCAATACTGAACTTGGAATTCACAAGTGAACTCTTCAATCGCATCTTGTGTATCATAAGATAGTTCAATCGAAGATATGTTAGTTGGAAAACAACCTCTGAAAGCATATCTTTTTAGTACACTTTCGTCTTTATCAAGTTGATCGACCAAAAGGTCTGCTTGATAACTTTGAGGATTAGTAAATCCAACATTGGATGTATGTGAATTAATACCATTCATCCAACGCTCTAGGGCATCTCTTGTACCAAAATCAGTATCATTAATGATTGTTGTGGTCCAAGTCTCAAATGTCCTATCACCAGCGATTTTCAACTGTCTGCCTCTGAAGGGAACTTCAATTGCATTCAGTGTTGATGCTGGGAGTTGTGCTGCTCTACACATAAAGGATGTGAGTTCAACATTACCCTCCGCATATCCTGGAAAGTTAATTGTTGCTTTAAAGAGGTTTGCTCTTGCGCCACCACCCTTTAATTTTGCTTTGAAATCGTCTACGCCTAAAATTGCCATGTTTTAATCTCCTATGCTATCTTATACGCCAGAAGTGCCAACAACTTCTTCAAACGAAACTCCAGTGCGAACAGCAACAAAGTTAAGAGTGATGAAGTTAATAGACCTTGCAGGTTTGATGAATAGGGATGCGACAAATTGATTTGAGTCGATGATTAATGGTGTATTGTTAGTACCATCACAGACCAATTTAAAATCGGTTATACCCCTTCTACCTTTTACATCTCTGAGTAGAGGTTCAACGATATTTACAAATTCCGCTCTTGTAAATTCATCGTTAAATTCGAACAGAATATTTTGTGCTGCTGCTGTAATTGCTCTTTCAAGAACAAGGAACAACCGCCGAACATTAATTCTATCAAATGCAGAAGGTCTTGCTAAGTGAGTTTTATCACCATAAAGTAATACACCTTGACCTGGAATATTAGCAATTGGATTGATACCTAATTTATATAGTGTATCTCTTTCTGATTTATTTGGCGAGTATGCCAAACTAGTTACACCAAAATATTGACCTCTGCGCGTACCCGCTGGTGAAAACCATGGTGCGAAGTTATTATCTGTTGCTGCCATGATACCTGCTGTAGAGGATGCCGCTGGGATAAAAATGTATTGATCATTATATTTATCGTAAACTTTTAGATAGTTGTTGTCAACCGCAAGATAAGAACTTCTTGTAAGTGCATTAGAAGTCATTGCGCTTGTAATTGCCGTGACTGCTGCTGCCGAAGTTGTTTGTCCGACAATTGCTGCACGGTTTGGAGATGCCAATACCATACAATCTTTACGAGTTTGTGCTGCTATGGAGACCATATCATTCACAACAGTTGCGTGGTCTGCTGCTGTTGATAGACCTGGTGCAATCATAAAGTCAATAGACAAAGCATTTGGGTCTTCAAATTTATCAAATCCAGTTGCAAAATCTGCTGCGCCAAGTGCTGCTGAATTTACGCCACCAATTAATGGTACGTTAACATCAACCGCTAAACCAGCAGCAAAATCTAAAGCATCTACTGGCACACTACCAGCATTTGTTCCAAAGGTTGCTGTTGCAATTCCTGCCATCCAGATATATTGTGATTTGGTGTTTATAACATTCAAAATA